TGCGTCGAATCCAGCCGTATCTGCCCCTTCAGGCATAGGAGGCATACCGAAGTTTGCTCCATCGTGTTCTGCTGGAGGTAGACCTGCCAACTCACGAAGATAATCTTCCAACTTAGGGTCAGGCATGAGAACCCCAGCCTGAGCCAATTTAGTTACGAAGTCTGAAATCTCAGTCAAATCAACATGGCTTACTTCACCGTATGTTAAGTACGGAGCGCGAGAGATGTCCATTCCGTTTAATTTCATCAAGCGAGGAATGGCGTATTGATTCATTACCTCTGCAATGTTTTTAGCAATTGCATCAACTGACATTGACCATAAATCCATCTTGGATGCACCAAGAGCATAAGAGCCAACTCTGTCTGAACCGAGAAGAATAAAGTCTGAAAGGATTGACATTGCCATGCGCTGGTCATAGCGATTGATAATCTTGTCTGTATCGAACTGACGAGAACCACCTGATGAGAGCAACTGCAAGTCAAACATCTTATGTCCAGCATCGTCGTACATCGCTGGCATAACAATGCCTTCTTGCTCATTGCGCTTGATAGATGTAACAATGCTTTGGATTGATGCTAAGACTGCCTGTTGTTCGGCTGATGCAGATGAGGAAAGATATTCAGGTGGTAGGTAGGCAACTGGCAAACCTGCCAAGTCGCGCTCAATACCGATTGCTTCAATTTCTTCGATACGACGCTTGAAAAACCAAGCGCGGTAAGCATTGCGAAGAATGGAGCGACCTTCAGGATTATTCTTTGTTGTTACTGTACGGAAAAGCAAAGCCTTGTCGATTGGAATTGTATGTATTCCGCCCGTTGATGGGTCCACTTGCACCATGGCTTGAATTCCACCATCTGCATCAATTTCCCAACGGAACAAAGTTTCCTGTGCGCGAATAGGCAGTTTGCGCCAGCCAATTTTTCCATCGTTATGCTTTGAACGGCGCTTTGGGTCATTGCTATCGCCCTTGCGGACTTTGTAAACAATTTCGTGATAAGAGAATCCGAAAACTAGCATTGAAAGAATTTGTGAGAGTGTTGAATCCCATGAATCGGACATGTCGTGCATACACGATTCAATAAATACCGCTGCTTCTTTATCTTCAGGCTTTACATCGCCATCTGCTGAATCATCGCTAAAAGGGTCTACACGCCATTCAAGACGAGTAATAACCTTTTCGATTGCGTAAAGCATTGACCCGATTGTTGGGTCGTTATCTGCCATCTCGCGGTATGTCTTTGCACCGCGGATGCCTCTAAGATTGACAAGGAATTCTTCATAAACTGTTCCACCCGAACGGCGTAATCCCGTTGAGCCAAACTCCTGTAGGTCAGGTCTTTCTGCCATGTGTGCCTCTCGCCTACTCTTTGTGCGCTAATCCGACAACAATTTTAATCGCTTGCTCTTCATCAAATCCTGCCCTTTTCAACTCCAAGAATAATTCATGGGATTGAATGGCAAAACTGCTGAGAACAGAAATAACCCCATCGTCGGGTACGAAGTGGTTATACACCTAGCGATTATAGCGCTATGCGAATTTAGCCTTTATTCTCCATCAAGAACGAACTCGCGAGAATTCAAACGCAAGTTAGCGACCTCAATGGCAAGTTTACGAGCCATGTCTTTTGTACCAGCGAATCCATAAATTCTGTTTTCTAACTCTCCGCCAAGTGCGTCGAATGAACGGAAAACGATTTTGAATGGAAGTTCATAAGTCTGCTCGGTCATTTCAATTTCGACATACTCGCGGAGAGCAATCTCATGAGAAACATACGGCTTACCTAGTGCAGATACAACTACCTTTGACCCAGCAATGCTGGATACGAAGTAATCAGTCCACGCCATTTCCTACCCCCTTCAGAGTATTTTCAACCCCTAGCATACAACATGGGTTAGAAAGGTGCTACATCTGAAAGAGGCTTGCTCCATGGGTCGAACTCGGCTACTGGGCTTGGCGGATTGAATGAGGCATCTGAGCGCTCAACTACTGGCACATGATAGGTATGGCGCTTGAGGTCTGCACCTACGCTCCATGCTGTAACCGTAATCTTTGAGCGCTTAGCCCCTGTGTTCTTATCTTCCCAAGATTCTTGAACGGCTGTGCCTGATACAACTACGGCAACACCCTTACGAAGTGCATCTGCAACATTCTCAGCGGTCTTACCCCATGCCTTGATGTCCCAAAAAGTTGTATCGGTATTTTCCCAAGTTCCGTCAGCGTTCTTAACAGACTTTGATGAAACTACTGTGAATGTTGCTAACGCTTTTGCGTTTTGTGTAAATTTTAATTCAGGGTCAGCAACTAGATTTCCTGTGATTGTGATTGGTGCGCTCATATTTTGTGCCTCTCATTCGACATTGGTTTTCCTATTATGTTTAGTCTTTTTCTCATTGCATCTCTTTGTTTTAGGGTTGTTCCGCCCCAAATACCAAGCACTTTGAAATGTAGCGCATAGGTCAGACATTCTGTTTTCCATACACAAGTGCTACAAATCTTTTTCGCTAATAGATTCTCCTGGCTGATTTTGTTCTGTTCGGGAAAGTAAAAGTCCGTCTCCACTCCCGAGCAACTCGCTCCCTCGAACTGCCATGGTTTCTTCATCTAATTCCTCTCCAACTATCAAACGGTTTGGGAAAGCAGAATCTAACTTAGCCAAAACTCGACCATTCCGCCATACCTTGCCAGCACAAACTCCATCAAAAGAATTACTCTTAGGCTCAACTAAATCGTTACAGTTTTGCCAAAAAGGACAGCCTTTGCAGATTTGTAAAGCGGGCATTGCTAAATCAATTTGATGTTGGTCAAAAAGCCATGGGTCAGAGTTACGGCACGGAGCCTCATCAACAAAAGAACTTAAACCCATGTTGTAATTGTGACAGACTATTTACTAGATGTGGCGGATTCAGCGCCTTCGCGTGTTGGAATTCCAAAGCGTTCTTCAAGCAATTCTTTGAGAAGTGCTAGTCGCTCTTGCTCAATCTTTTGGGTCATCTTTGAATCCGATGTCATCGTTTGCCTCCCATGTTGCTAAAGCGTGATGAACTAATCCCTTATGTCTCCAGTCAGGGTTATCATCATCGGCAAGTGTGAGGGTCCAATACTCCCTGTCGCCCTCGCCCATCCATTCTGATACTAAAACCCAGCCCGTACAGATTGCAGGGTCAAGAAAGGCGATGCGCCCGATTTCGGCGAGCGCATCGTCAATCAATGAAGGTTTCTTGTTTTCCTCACTCATGTGGCGAGGCTAGTACCAAAAGTTTGAACTCCAAAAGCGCCACGCCGTACAGGGTGAGCCGTAACGAGATTCGAGATAAATCAATCCTCGTTCGATTTGTCGTTCAACTGTAGTGTCAGGGTCAAGTCCTAAAATCTGAGGAATACCCCCAGCGTTTAGCCCTTTACCTTTTTGGTATACAGGTGTTTTGTTGTAAGCATCAGGACGCCAATTTGATTCCTTTGTCCACAGCGATAGCAAACATTCCCATTGAGTAGGAGTGTCCCAACCGAATTTAGACAATTGAGTTTTGGCATAGACCTTGGATGCTTCAGGTGTGCGCTCGACTAATACGGGCGCTTCCACGACTTCAACCGCTTGAGCAACTGGGTCAGGCGGAATGTGGAAAGGATTTACAAGGATGAATCCCAATACGAGAATCGCAACTGGAATAGGTTTCGAAATAACTTTTTCATAGAATCGCATAATCCTCCATAGTTCGGAGCGAACTCTTTGTCACTACTGGATGTAGCGCTTCTGTGTTGTCGGTATCTGACCGACCTCGCTTTTGAGGTGTAGGTGTTTTGCGAACCTGTATCAAAGGTAGCAGATAAAGGTGAGTGGATGTCAAGGATATTTTCAACTGGAGTTGGGCGTTCGGTGGCGGAGCAGATAAGTCACGCTAGTGAGAGAGGACGGACGCGCAACGAAGCATCAACGCCACCGAACTATGGGTACCCGATAGGAATGGTACCTCATGTATTGCAATCCACCCACCGAGGTTTCGTATCCTTGCGGAAGAAAGTCTGTCGGTGGGTGAACTCTATTTAGTCGAGGCGACTACCTGTGTAAGCGGTGATTCCGTACTTGTTTAGGACCTCGGCAAACGCTCCAGCAAACGCGCTCTTACGGTCTACGCTTTGCCCGAACTCTTTGACCCATATTTCGTACCCGCCGTAATAACCCTTGCTGCCGACTTCACGGGACTTTAGGTAATTCACAAACGCACCTCGCGCTGGAGAAATTGTTACCCAAGCGAATCCGCAAAGACCATCAAGAATGTAAGTTTTCTTGTTAAAGTCAATGTCGTTTCCAAGTGGAGTAGTTGGAGAACCCACTACAAACTTTGGAGTATCCGCATCTTTGCCCGCTAGAAGTCCTGCCTCGTATGCTTCAACATAAATGTTGTGGCATTGATTCTTTGTTAGAGCCTTTTTCTTTTCTTTTGTCTGAGTCATTACTTTCCTCCCTTTTGTGCTTGCTCAACTGCATCCACCCATGAGACCCATGAATCAACTAAATCGCTGACCGAAATTCCGTACTGAGCAGAAATTTCATTGGAGCGTTGGTTGTAATAACTTGTCCAGTAAGCCTTGTTACTGCCCGCTTCTTGAATCTTACGATTCACAATCGCGTTTACCTTTTGGAACTCAATTACTGCTGGAGATGAAGCCTCCACTTTGATTACTGTAGACATTTTGTATCCTCTCTCTTGGTTACAAAGTAAGTATATCAAACCCTAGTTAGTTATGCAACTACCTGAACTTCCTGGAAGTAAATTGTTTCAATTACTGCCTTGTAGCCGTAAGCCTCACGGTGGGCTGCAAAGTTTTTAGCATCTTCTTTCTTTTGAAAGAAAAACTCATCTCTGCCGTTCTTCCAATTTGTGAATCTGACTCTGTATCCTGCAATGTCCATTTTCAGTCCTCTCTCGACCTTGTATAACCAGTATACCCTACTGGGGTTAAGAATTCAACTTAAAGGCTTGAGCCTTGCGTCGAGCGTGTCGTTTGTCAGCCTCTTCAGCCAGCAACTTCTCACGCTCGAGCCTACGGATACGGGCTAGTGAGGCTTCAGAGACCTTTAGAGGCTCTTTGAACTTTGTCCATGATGGAATTAACACTAGAACCACCGCCCTGTCTCTATTGACCCTACAATCCCGAAAACACCCACAATTGCCAGCGCTATCACAGCGCCCTCGAAATTATCTGCCCAGCGACGACCTTTGGCGCTTAGGCGGATTCCCTTTCGTGCTAATCGCTTCTCTATCATGATGCCTCCCTCTCTTTGATTGGTCGAACTAATCCGTATTCCTGCATTGAAGCGTCCAACTCACAACGGAAGCAATACGCTTTTCCTTTGATGATGGTGATTCGTAATTGACCACCGCACATATAACATTTCATTTACTTTCCTCCTTTTGTTTCTCACACCATCGACACATTCCTGCTCTTTTAATTTGAATCGGTGTGTGTGGCTCTGTTCCGCATTTAGGACATTTCATTTAGTGACCTCCTGAATAATCGGACATGGATAAGGCACATAAGAACTAAATGTCGTACATTCCGTACACAACCCATAACTCGAGATGTGTTTCTCTAAAAGTAAATCAACATCATCTTTTGGATAATGTGCTTGAGTAATAAACTCTTTACTCATTACTTTTCTCCTCTAGTCAATATGACCTCTGACTCACCGCGACCTATAAGAACTGCCACGATGTCGTTCTTGGAAACCGTCCTCTCCAAGATGATTCCCTTTTTGCCAAAACGATTGGCAAAAAACTCTGCCTTGGACTTATCTAAAGTCCATGACAATCCATCCTCGTTGATACCTTTTTGGCATCCGCGATAGATAGTTACCTCTTGAGCAAGCGCTCGCAAGATGTTGTCCTCCTCTTCGTCCATCATGTAATGACGATTCGGACGCTTTGAAGCCAACAACTTTTTCCACTCCTCAAGGTATGCGTACTGATTCTCTGTATCAATCCACACTTCGCTGAGAAGTTTCCAGTAATCGGTGTCGCTCAACTTGTCAGCAATCTTGATGAAAGCCTCAACTCGAAATGGGCGCTCGAACAACCAAACAAATTGTTTGTAATTTTTGTCCGCAATTGCTTTTTCCACGGCTTTTGTTTTCTGTGCAAAATAAGCATTGGCGCTACCGTTTGAAAAGAATGGCACTTGATAAACAAGCGGATGACGCAACATCGTCCATCCGATATCGCTTTGCTCTAGGTATGGAGTGAGGGCAGGGTGAAGTGTCTCGCTGTGTTCAGCGACCATCTTCGCCATCAATTCTTCTACTTGAGTCATGATGCCCTCCTCTTCTGATGCTTATTATTCAGTATTTTCAACTGCTGGTCAAATGAAACGCCGTGCTTCTCTGCAAGATTTCTTACAATCAAGTCGGCAATCTCTTGAGCGAACGCGATTTCATCCTTTTGCTTTTGGATGCTCTCTGCGCTGTGTGCCTCGCCGTTGTAGTAGTGAGTCACAACTTCTCTTTCAATTGTCCATTGAAGGTTGAACCACTCTGTCACCGCTGAACGCTCTGTCTTGATAACTCTTGTCCACTTGCCCTCTTTGTAAGTCAAGAACTCACCTGATGCTGTTGGAGCGTTTGCCTTTTCCTTGGCGATTCGTGCAGCCTTTTTTGCATCGCGCTCTGCTTTTGCAGCAGCCTTAGCAACTTTGTCCGCTGTCACGATTCGTGATGGACGATTCAAAACCTCGGCTGGTGCAGATGGATAGCAGATTGTGCAAGCATCCTTACCAGCATCTTCAACGATTGTTGCTTCATCATCGTTGCTGTACTGGATTAACCATTGGTATCTAGTTGTTGGAAAGCATGTTGAGCAATCCATTGAACTGTGAACATGACCATTGCTGGCAATAACTAAGAACGCTCTTGTCCATGGGTCTTGGTCGTAAATCGCATTTAACTTGCCGATTTCGATATTGATGAAAGAGATTTCCAACTTGACCTTGGCAGCCTTATCACGGGATTCGTGAATCTTCTCTACTGAATTTGGGTAATACTTCTCGTAAAACTTGATTGAATCTTCAGCACTCTCTAACTTGCTGATTGCATCCCAGCGCTTGTCATACCAAGATGATAATTGAGTATCAATCTTGACCGCGAACTCTTTTGTCACACTCATGGCATCCCCTCTCATTTACAACCCCAGTTTAGCATGATTTAGCCGATTGGTACAATAGGAGCCTGTCGTGTCCTTTGTGACCCTCGTTCAAAGGGTCTAAATTGCGCCTTTTCCGCATAACCACCGTCTGCCTACTCATCTTTTGGTGGACCGTTTTGCCTACCGATTCTGCCTCGGCAGCCTGTGTGACTACGGCTCAATCCGTGGCTACAGCCGCAGACGCGGCTACGGTCTTGGCTCCTTCGGATTCGGCTACTGCCACCTCAACTCCAGTCATCGTCCAAGATACCTGCGGAGGCGATGATGTCTCTTACCAAGTGGCATTGCCAACAGCGGTCAATTTCCAAGGCACCACTTACAACGCCGTTTATGCAACTACAAACTCAACAATTGTTTTTGGTCAGATGGATAACAATTACTCTACTTATCCGAATACGCCGTCAATCTCTGTTAATGCTTATGACTGGGTAGTTCTGAATCCTAATAATCCCAATCCAACAAACTCTTATCCTGCTGGATGGAGAGCAGCGGATGAGCATTTAATTATTACTTCAAGTCAAGCGGGATTCCAAGTAGATTTAGCCGTTCGTCCTTATGGGCAAGATGCTTCAGCCAATCCTTTATCAACGATTGTTGTAACTGCATCTATAAATCCTGATAGCACTTTAACTATTACTTATCTTTCAGATGTTCAAGCGGGATTGAATACTCGAACTGGCGTTCGTTTGCCTGATGGTCGTGTTGTTTCTTTAGAAGAGGCGGGTCTTACTCGGGTTTATGTTGCTCCTGTTGTAACTGCGGAGGCGATTGTTCAGCCGACCCCAACACCCAGCCCCAGCCCTTCGATAGAGCCGACTCCTTCGCCGTCTCCGACATCGGAACCTTCTCCGTCGCCTTCACCGTCTGCGACTGCAACACCGACTCCAACTGTTGAACCTTCACCTTCTCCCACACCAACGCCGACCTCAGAGCCTCAACCTCAGCCTTCGCCGTCTCCATCTCCTGAACCGTCACCAACGGCGAATCCTTCACCAACACCGACGGAACCATCTCCCACTCCTTCTCCCTCACCTCAACCAACATCGGAACCATCGCCTTCAAGTTCTCCAAGCCCTGAACCTTCGCCAACTCCGACTGCTCAACCTGAACCGACCCAGGCACCTGCGCCGTCCACACCTGAACCCACACCTGCGCCATCACCTACTCCTTCACCTGATACCAATACAACAGCGCCAACACAGCCAACGCCACAGCCAACCCCAACTCCATCGCCTACCCCAATTCCAATTCCGTCACCTGAACCGAATCCCGTACCAAGCCCTCTTCCGAATCCAGTCGATACCCCTGCGGTAGAGCCGACTCCCGTGCCTTTGCCTCAACCCATCCCTGTGCCTGTTCCTGAACCTCAACCTCAGCCACAGCCTGAACCTCAGCCCGTTCCTGTTCCTGAACCCACACCGAATCCGATTCCTCAACCTGAGCCAAGTCCAAATCCCGTAGTGCCACCCGTACTTGACCCTGAACCTGTACCGCTCCCCGAGACAGAGCCAACTGCTCCGCCCGTTGAAGAACCTGCACCTGAACCGATTGAACCCCCAGCGGAAATTGACCCGCCAAGTCCCACACCCGAACCGCTACCACCTACTGACCCCGAACAATCAGAACCATTGCCACCAGTAGAAGAACCATTAGAACCTCAAGAACCCGAATCGCCCGAGCCACCTCTCGAGGAAGTTCCCGTAGAGGA